GTACCAGCAACGCCGGTAACCTCAACAGGTATCTCCTCATTCCACGCACCTTGGCCCCAAGTGCCTCTGCCCCAACCATTAACAATTGCCACACGCTATTTCCTGTGTCCAGCCGTCTTCTTGGCTATCTTTTTAGGCTGCTTGGAGTGTTGCTTGCCTTTTTTCGTGTCTGCCCGTTTCTTTCTGGAAGTGGCAGCGTACTCCTTGTCTGATAGAGCCTTTCTAGCCTTCTTCGGGAGATACCTTTCACCTGTCGCCTTCTTGCCTTGGGTAGAGGGTTTGCCAGACTTGGTTCCCCAATCTTGCTTAGTCCACTTCTTAAGACTCTTTTGAGACTTCTTCAATGGCATTACTTGTAACCACCACCCGCAGCTTTATAAGCCTTAGCTAACATCTGTGCTTTACGTCCAGACCACTGCCCCGCCTTACCGCCCTTGCTTCCAGCCTTAATCCTATTGAATTGACGCTTACGCATCTCAGGCTTTGTGTAGTTTCCAGCCTCGTTAACTCTAGACTTTGACTTCTTTTTTGCAGGCTTCTTTGCTGCTGGCATCTTAGGCAATCCTTATAATCGCGTTGCTTGCGTCAGCGGTAGGGAACTGAATGGTAAAATCGCCAGCGGTTGATGTCTTGTCTCCACCAAACGCAAGGCTACATACCGCAGGGTCTCCAGAAGCTGAGTCATTGAATATCAGCGCACCGTTTGCCGTAATTGTGCTGCTAGAAAATGTCAGGTTGGCAAAGTCTGTAAACGCTGTTGTGCTAGAGGTCGTTGGGTCAACACGGGTCAACGCTGCACCTTTTGCTGTATAGCCTGTGCCAGACACCTCATTAGATGTTGTATACGCAGTTGTGCTTGCATTCAGGGTTGCAGAGCTTGTGTACAGGGCTAGATTGAAGGTGCTTCCACCACTGTTTTTGAAGTTATGTACTGCCTCCATAAGCTCTTTCTTGAAACTTGTACACATTGCACTCGTAATAGACATTATAGCCTCCTAATTATATCAGCCATGTCTTTATGACCTTGACGATCTAGTTCGGCAATCAGCGTGGTTCTGTCGCTCTTTATCGCCTCTTTAATGTATCTCAAGACTGTAACTTTGACAGCCTCTTGGAATTCTTGTGCCTGCTCCGCTATGACAGGGTGACAATTGCCGCCAACACTAACAATACTATCTGCTGCTGACTTGGCCCAGAACTCAGGGCTATGACCGCCATTCTCAGTTGCCGTGACAATAACGCTACCAACTTCCATAGAAAGCATTATCTGTTGGCCCTTACGGCTCCAGCCCTGTAGCTATCAGTGGTGTTGTAGCCCTCACCAAGAGCCTTTAAGTCTTCTAATGCCTCGTTATACCTTGTCGCATAAAGCTGCATTAAATCCGGGTCTCCCTTCAAGAAGGTGTAGGCCTCCAACAAGCAACCATAAAGCAACGCATTTTCTGCGTTTGTGCCCAGCCAGCTTGTCCCATCACTGGCAACGGTAATTGACTCAGGCTTATAGAAGTAATGTATTTCAGCAGAGTAGTTGGCGTTTGGCGTTGGGCCTAGAATAAAAACTTGCTCGTTGAATAAAGCGTAATGCTTTGGCACCCCTGTCGTAGAGGCCACGGGGTAAGCCTCTCTGATAAAGTTAACGTCCTTACGAATTAAAAACTCATAGCCGCTGTTATCTATTGACAGAGAATACGTTGCCAAAAAGTCAGATGGCACCTCTAGGTACTGATTGGACTGAGTTGTTGTACCTGTAGCATTCTTCCTAAAGTCCGGCAACTGAACCGACTTGAGTATTCTTTCTTCTGCCTGCGTAATAATGGTTGGCAGGTCAGTAACGAATGTAGATTCGTTTGACTCAACGTAATCCTGTATTGCTGTTTTAAGCGTTGTGAATGTAAATGCCATTAGCTTGTACTCACGGTTACTACGCCAACGCTACCAAACATATCCAAACCAACTTGGCCTACTGGGTTGAAGGAGGTTAACAACCTGCTTTGATCTAGACCTTGATCTGGCCTTGGATTTCTTAACGCCTGCGGATCGTCCATACGAATCCTGCCAAGCTTAAGCTGTGGTTGATCTGGGCTGTTAACGTCACGACCAACCAAAAAACCAGTAGGCCTGCCGTTTACGATTTGAGGCACAAGATCTTTTAACGGATATCGAAACCCTGTTAGGTCGCAGTAACCGAATGCATGTTTACCACTAGCGTAAGCGCCCATACGTTAAAACCCCGGTGCTATGTATATGGATGCTTTCTCCCTGTCAGCATCAGCAGCTAAGTTCCACTGCTCCTCATAATCAGCTTTCAACACCGATGAGCGCGATGCTGCGTTTGGAAACTTGAGGCTTAATTGATAAGACAGTCCCGCAACCAAGCAAGGCAGGAACCTAGCCGGTACGTCCATGTTGTTTGAAGCCGCAGAGCCTGCATCATCGATGCGCTCTAAGTAGTAATAAACAAACGTATAGGACGCGCTGTCTGGCACAGGCCAAAGGTTAACCGTAATCTGTGCTGGCGCTTTATCTATCTGATACTGCAAAGGCTTACTTTGTGTAAGCTTGTTTGACAGATGAGCGTACTGACTTACAGATATCCTGCTCAATGTTTGATCTTGTTGGCTAGAACTGTCACCCGCATTGGTGCGAACAAAGGCCTCTATAATGTCGAATATCTTTGCGTCTAATGCGTAAGCAGACGTTCCCTCAGTAAGGGCTTGCGTACCTTCTTTGACAGTCCACAGGTTTAAGCCTCTGTTCTGCCATTCCAGCATAAGCAGGTTAATGCTTCGTCTAGCCGTGCGATAATCATAGCCACTACGAAGCTCTAAACCAGCACGTTCAAACGCTTCTTCCATAGCATCAGAGAGATCTAGGTTGAATGCAAATGTGCCACTAACAGCCACCTAGATAATCCGACCTTTGGTCTTGCCTCTAATAGCCATACCATCAATAGACTTCACTTTGCCGCCAGCTTTCATCCCATCCATGCCGCCAGTGCCGCCTGTGGCAGACATAATCTTTTGTATACGCTGTTCTTCAGCGGCATCAGCAGCTTCTCTTTCTAACCGCCGATCTTTCTTTTTATCTCGTCTGTTTTTTAGATAGCCAGCAAGAGGGCTTATCGCAGCTAAAGGTTCTTCAGCAATGAGTCCAACCAAACCACCACCGAGTATCCCAAGGTCTTTCTTTCCCATTACGGCCTCCTAGCCTTCTGCTTCTTTTTAGAAACACGCTTCTTTTTAGATGGCGCGTTCTTGATTTGTTTGCCCATTTGCGCTCGACTAATCGTCATCAGCCTCTACCAAACTTTTGTTTTTGAGATTTAGGGGGAGACTTCTTGCTGCCCCCCTTACCACTCCAAAAAACCTTGTTTGCCCAGTATGCGGCACTAGTCTTGCCCTTAGCTATGTTCTTGCCGTGTCGAGCCTTGAAGCTCTTACGGGCCTCTGCGCTGTAATTGTGACCCATCTTCTGGTCACCAAAGCGGATGATCTTCATCTTGCCGCCATCGCGCACAGCAACTACAGCCTTCTTGGTTTTATGACTAGGGGTGCGTTTAGGTTTGTTTAGGCCGGTAAGCCCGACCTTTTTTAGCCTGTTCTTCTCAGCGTCAGTTAAGCTCATTTCTTGCGTGACCTGTTTTTTGACTTGGACTCTACGCGAAGGTTCTTTCGTTTGTTGTTGAGAGCATTGCCGTCCTTGTGATGAACGTCCTTGCCGTCACCCTTCTTAACCTTGCCAGAAGCAGCCATTTTACGCCGCGCTGCGTTGCGACCCGCACGGCGCTTCTTCTGGTCTGGTTTAGAGTGAAACTCTTTGTACTCTTCTTTGTAGTTTCTAGCCACAGCTTGATCTAGAAGTGCTTCCGCACCTGCATAACGATGTTGTAAACATCACCGCTAGAATGACCAACAGTCGTGAACAAAACGTCACCGTTTACGCCAGAACCGGCATTGTTGGGTATTCCTGTGAAATCAGAAAAATCCAGCGTATCTGCCCAGTCAGCGTTAAGCTGCCAAGCAAGCACGTTAGTAGACGCATTGAAGAAGATTTTCACACCCATACCAATTGTTGAGTAGTAAATCTTTTGAATGGATACCTTCGTGCAAGCTGCTCCAGTTACAGCGTCAACGGCAAGCGCAGAGACATCTATCTTAGCAACGGCGCTTTCACCAGAACCATCGCTAACATTTGTAAACCTAAAGATGGCAGTGTTGCCGCCATCTTGAATAGTTTGGGTTGCTACTGCATCAGCCATAACCGCCTCCTATTACGCTATCTGAACGTACTCAATGATGAACGTAAAAGAACCTGCTGTTGTAGCATCAACCGTATTGGTGATGTTGCAGAAGATAGTTCTTGCAGTGTCTGTGTATTGAACAGAAGCAGGAGCCGTAGTGCCGCTTTGAGTTTGAACAACCAAAGTAGTCAGAGTTACATTGTGTGCAACAACAGTGGTGCCACCGTCTAGGATCTCATCAGTTACTGCCGCAACAATCTGTGCGCCAGAGCTAGACGTACCAACTTCATAACCAATGTCACCCGTACCAATAACTGGTGCGGTGTCACAGAAGATCTTGATGTCAGTGATGATGGTATTTGCAGGCTGAGTAAACTCACCAATAGCTGGGCTATCGCCTGCCGTAGTGTTTACGGTTACGCCTGTAGCGAAACCAACGTGCTTAACAAACTTGCCAGTAACAATGCCGGTAGAAGCAATATCGACTACGTCGGTGACCACACCAGTCGTACTATTCTTAGAAATAACCTTAAAGCCGTTTTCGGAACGGACTGGCCCGTTGAAAGTTGTATTACCCATTTTAGTCTCCTGTCTGGGTTAGTCCAATTGTTCCATGTGGAACAATCAGTCAGGAAAAGAACAAGGGCCACCAAATGGCAGCCCTGTTCGATTGCCTAGCTATTATTAGCTAGATCCGGGCGATCCGTAAATACCCAATGGGTCAGATACGCCAAACGAGTATCGCTCACGCGCTTTATAGCGCACGTTACCCGTGTCGAAGTCACCATCCATAGATGTTTCCAGCGCAGTACGCTCAAACATCTTCATACCGTTTGGTATGTCGGTGATGAGGAAGAACGCATTGCTGTCAGTCAAATAGTGATTGACAGAGTATCCACCGGGGATTGCACCCATATTGCGGATAGCGTTCAGGTCGTTATCAGCCGTGCCGACGCGCTGAGTGGTTTCGAGCAGACGATCTGCTGTAAACATCAGTGCAGGTGGTACAACCAAGCTCGTAGGACGGGCTGCGATTAACAGTCCTCGCTCATCTGTGAACGCTGCAATCTCAATGATTGCTTGCTCCAATGAGGTTTCGTTCAGGTCAGCGCCAGTAGATGGACGGTTGGAGTTAGTTCCACCGTTCACTAATGGGTGCGAAGCGTTGAACAATGTGACGCCATCTCCAGATTGGAAGCTGGTGAAGCCATTGTTAAGCAAATTCGCTGCTTTAACCTGCTTGGTGTAGGCCATAGCCCGTGCCAAAGCTTTAGTGTAGCGAGCAGAAAGAGAATCGTAGAGATTGTCTTCCATCGCTTCCTCGGTGATGGCGAAGCCCATCGCTATCGTCTCGTGATTATAGCGAGCCGTGTAGCTTTCTTGAGCCGAATCATAAGAGATTGCAGCACCTTCAGCCTTAACGGGAGCAGCACCAAAGCCGCTCAGTTTCACTTCTTCCTCAAAAGAACGATCAGAACTTTCAGTCTCATAAATGAGAGTGTGTTCATCTTCGTATTTCTCGTACTCCAAACCAAACAGAGCGTTAAGCCCCGGCAGGAGTTCTTTAAGCATTTGCGCTCTTGAAATTGCCATTGCCTAATTCTCCTTAAACGCCGAGC